CTTTCTTTTTCATCGTCAGCTGCCTGTTTTTTCCTTAAAGCTTTTTTTGCTGCCTGTTGTCCTTTTTTATAATCTCCGAAATCTTTTACTGTATCACCAACACCAACTGGTGTATCTCCTTTTTCTATATCTTGTGCTGCCTTTTCACCTTTTTCTTTCGCTGTCTTTATTACATCAAGAGTACTTTTCTCTCCAAATTTGTCCCATTTACTTTGAAAAAATCCTTTATTCGCCTTCTTTTTTAATTCTTCTCTTTCTTCTCTTTCTATAGCATCTTTTTCAGATTCTGGTTCATCTTTTTTACTATCTTTTTTATTAGGGACTTCATCTTTAGACCAACTCTCTGCATCTTCTTTACTTTTATACCCTTGAACATTACCTTTAGAGTTTTTACCTGCCCAATCACCGTTCGGTCTTTCCCAAACATCACCTGGTTTATATTTTTTTTTCTTTTTATCTTTACTATCTTCAATCATTAATTTTAAATTGTATTCAATTTCTTCTGCCATACTGTAACCGACTTGTTTTAATGATTGTTTTAATTTTTTATTTTTCTTTTTTTTATTCTTACCTACAAAAGCATGTGGTGTAGAATATCCTGGTGCATTTACTGTGGTAGTAATCTCATCTAATTCGTCATCAGTTAAAATTTCAAGAGCTAATTTTTTAATTAACTCTTTAAATAACTTTCTGTTTTTTACTTCCACTTTTTTTCAACTCCTTAACAAGTTCTAAATATCTCATAGTTTGTAAAACATGCGAATCTTTCATAATACTTATATCAGTACCACAAAACTTATCAATAGATTTAATCGCTTCATTCATCTTAATTTTAACAACTTTATCTTGGAGTTTTTTAGAATGTGTTTTTAAATCTTTTTTTAATTCATTGACAATTTCTTTTAAAGTTTCTTTTAAAGAGCTAGTGTTAGATAAATTATTAATATACTCTCTTAATAATTTTTTTTGATTTACATTTAATCCTGCGTATTTTTGATTAAATCTTTCTAACAATGTTTTATATGTTAACACTCTTAAATCTTCATCTTCTGGTAACTTAGCACCACCTATAGTTTCTGATAAACCGATTATTTTATCTTCAGTAGTAATGTGTTCAACTAAATTAAAGTATGCCTCTGTCTTTTGTTCTGGAGATATGACAGTATTGTATTCAAACAATTTATATATTGAAGCATAAACTTTATAGTTTTTAACTTTAGAAGAAGTAAGAGAATCTAAGTTACAATTTTCTTTTAATTGTTTTATTAAATTATATTTTTCTCTTTTCAATTTAGTACTAGCTAAATTGTCTCTATTCTTTAAAACTTCATTGATGAAGTAATCAGCTTTTTTATCTGATTTGAATTTTTTACTAGTTAATACATTATACAGAGCTAATTCTTTTCCTAACTCAGTATTTTCGTTAAAGCACTTTTTAATGATTCTAACCAGTTGTTTATTGTCATCTTTATTTAAGACATTTGATGTTATCTGTCTTAGCAAAAATTCAAATAATAAACCGGTATTACGAATCTTAGAGTGCTTGACTTTTATATTAGGCATTTGTCAATCTCCAATTCGGTTTTTGTATATAGTTTTTCATATATAAATATAAAGTTTTTATAAATTATACTAATATTATTCTTCTTTATCATCATTTATTAATGATTCCTCGTTTAAGATACTTGTTTCACTAGTACCAAATTTTTTCTTCAAAGAAGAAAGTAAACTTTCTTTTGCTACTAATGTAGAACCCTTTGATGTTGCCAAAGGAGAACCACCTTTAAATTGTCTTTTACCGTATCTTTCTCTTTCGTATTTTGTCGCATTTTTTAAATCTTTTGCACTGTATCCTCTATCAGTAAATTCTTTTTCACCTGTACCACTTCTTCTATCACCACCCCAATCACCTTTTCTAGCCATAGTAAAATCGTCTTCGTCTGTATCAGCTCCGTCTTTTACACCAGACTCTGCAGGGTCGTTTCCTTCTTGTTCAATTTGTTCCATTCTATATTTTTGTTTTTGGTCTTCAATAATTTCGTTAAATATTGAAGCTTTTTGACCTTCATTTAAATCAAAAATATTATCCCAAATCCAATTACGAGAAAATAATTGATTATCTTTTATATCATTTGATACTTGAACTTGTTGAATTAATAGTTCCATTTTTTCTTGTTCGTGAATCATAGATGGGTTAGTTAATTCTAAATCAAAATTAATTAATTCAGCATCATCAAAACCTTGTGTATATAAATGTACTATAGCAATTTTGTTTAACTCTGCACATATAATTTTTTGTATTCTTTCAATTGTTCTTGCGAATCTAACATCTTCAGCAGCTAATGTAGCTTTTGAACCTACTGCCTCTTCGTATCCTAAAAATGCTTTTGGAACTTTGAGAGCTGCCATAAGTTTATTTCTCAAATATTCGATGTCTTCTACTGCGTTATCATTACTTAAAGCTGGTAGAGTATCTATTTCAGTTCCACTATCTCCACCACGAACAGGTAAGAAATAATCTTCTGTAACTGATTCAACATTATATCTTAAATTGTAGTCACCTGTTTGTTGGTCAATAACAGGTGTTTTTTTCATTTTATTTATAACTTGATTCATAAAGTTTTCAACTTCATTTGGTGGTATATTACCTATATCAATTTTAAATACTCTTTTCTCTGGTGCTCTCATAATTCTGTGAATTAACATAGCATCTTCCATAAGAGTTAATTGTTTCCATACTCTTCTTGCACCCTCTAAATAAGATTTACCATAAGGTAAGTAATTTGTATCTGATAAATTTCTAAAATGAGCTACTTCGTAACTTTCTTTTAACTCACTCTGTTTACCTGTTTCACCTACTTCATATTGAACTAATTTAGGATTTTCAGGAACATGGTCTTCTAATCTACTTATCTCATAAGGTGAAATAGGTTTTACATTTACAATACCATATTTATCAAGTATATCTAATTGTAAAAAGAAATCACCATATTTAGTCATATTACGAATCCAAGACCATAAATTAAATTCTATATTAACAATGTCATAAAATAAATTGTGTAATATTTCAACAACTTTTGGATTATCAGATTTAATTTTTAATATTTCATTATTGACATTAGTAACACAAGATTCATCAGAATATATATCTAAAGCAGATGATATAATTGGGTCTGAATCCATTAATTCATAATCTCTAAATAATTCTTTTCTAGCTATATCGTAAGCTGACCTATTCTGTCTAGCGGCGTATTTATCAGCCCAACTTTGATAGCCTTGATGTATTCTATTATATCTATCAATAAAATTAGATGTTAAAGCTGTTTGTGTCATATCAACATCTTTAACTTTTAATTGTCCTGCTGGTGTTTTTCTTACTATTATATTAGATTGAAATAGTTTTCCCAGCCTCTGTAATATATTTTCATTATCTGCCATATTATCCTCTTATTATTTTAATAACCAAGTTAAATCTTCTTTTTTACCTTTAATGTCTATCTCAAATGGGTTTTCATTGTGTTTTGCGTTAGAATAAACACCCTGTTGAGTTGTAGTTTTTTTACCACCATCAATCGTGTTTAACATTGTACCCATAACAGCCCATTGTTGGTCGTTTTTATCTTTTTGTAATCGTAATGCTGTATCTCTAACCCAAAGAGCTATAGAAAAAGACATAACTAAATCATCGTTATAACCTTTCATAGCTTCCGCTCTTGAATTTATCAAACCTGTTTTATATATAAATACAAAAAGTTCGTCAACGAGTCTACTTGAGTGAATCTTAACTAATTTTTCTCTTGTATATTCTTCCATTTTTGCTATAATCAACGGACGAGTTTTTAATGTTGTTGAGAACCCAGGTACCATATTTCTGTCTTGTGCTCTGTACTTATTAGTAATTTGATGTTCTGTATCAACAACTTGTAAATCTTTCGATTGATAGAATAAATTTTTATATTCTCTATCTATAATTGTCTGTATTGTAGCCCAACCTATATTGTTATTCTCAACTACAAGTAAAGCGTCATTATATTTTGTAGCTACTTCAATTAAGAAATTTCCATAATCTGTTGTACTTAATTTACCTTTATATTCTGCTACTTGTTCCATTTCTTCAACTTCAAATACTTGACAAGCTGAAAAATCTGTCCCGTCACCACGAGCCACATCAGCAACCACTATGTATTCTTTTGTATAATCAGGTTGTTTCCAAACCCATAGATTTGTATCTAACCCTAATTTTTCTACTGGTTCTAGCACTAAATTTTCAGTATACCATTGTAAGATTTGTGGGTCAACTACAGATTCACCTGAAGTAAGAAAGTCTGCATCACACTCTTGAGCCGCTTGTGAAGGACCTAATACTTTATCTTGTTCTTTTCTCCAAGTTTCATCTCTATCAGGGTGACAAGTCCAGTGAAGTTTTATTGTATTAAACTCATTTGAACCGTCTACTGCTCCTACCCATTGTTGATGAAACCAATTACCAACACCGTTAGGTGTAGATAAAGCTATACAATCACCACCAGTTGCTAGTGTTTGTTGTGCCGCAGTCCATATCGAATCAATCTTATCAATAAATGCTGCCTCATCAATAACAAGTAAAGATAGAGCTTCTGAACGACCAGCTTCTGCTGTAGCTGCTACTGCTTTGATTTGAGAACCGTTATTAAATACTAAAGACAACTTATTGTCTTCTGTTACTTTTGTTTTTAACCATTGTGGTAAATTTTGATACATAACTCTTACTTTTGTTACAAGATTTTTTGCTGTATCTTTATCTTTAGCGATAACAAGAATATTTTTATCATTATTAAATAACATTAACCATAAAGAATATCCTGCAGATAAGGTAGATATACCTAACTGTCTTGATTTAAGAATTATGTTATAACGATTATCTGTAAATTCAGTTAACATTTCTTCTTGATAATCATATAAATTAAATTTTATTTTACCTTTAGTAGGATGTTGTATTTTGCAATACTTTTTCATAAAGTGTACAGGACTTTTTACACAATTTAGATATTCTCTTTGTATAGCTTGTTTTAAATTGTCTGCCATTAATCTATTATTTCACCTGCTAGTTTAACTGAACCCGCTGTACATACTACACCTAGTCCAAACCATAACCATTTGTTTTCATACCATTTAGGTTTAACTTCTTTAACTAAATCATCATATAATTTTATTCTATCATCTAACAAATTACTTTTCTGTATTTGTAAATTTAACCATACTTGAGAATTTTTATCTTTCTCATCATATAATTTAATCATTTCTTCTAATTCTTTTATCTTTTCAAGATTCAATTTATTATTTTGTTCCAAAGTTGAAATATGATTTTCAATATTTATTTCTTCTTCTTCAGTATAACAAGTGCCTATACAAGGCTCTTGAGTAAATATACAAGAAAATATTAACAATACCAAGAACTTTTTCATTAGTAACCTCCTCCACCTGTGTTTCCACCTGAACCACCTGAGCCGCCACCTGTATTTCCGCCTGGATTAGTACTCCCTCCACTATCAGGATTAAAATCATCACCTATTCTACGATTAGGTACATTAGCTCCAGGTATATTATTTTGATTAGTTTCATTTGGGTCTACAAGGTCTGTATTAATAAGATTATTATTAGAAGTTGACATTGTTCGACTTAATCTACCCCTTATTCTAGATGGTACTTGATAAGTTTGTGGATTAATTTCAGGTGGAAGTTCATTATTTCGTATTAAACTATAATTATTAGGTGTTCTTCTTACGATACCTGATATATTTCTATTTATTGATGTATTATTAGTAAAATTTCTTCTTCGTACTCTACCTTGTATTTCATTTACAGCATCGTTTGGTACCTGTATTGCGTGACCGTGTAATGGTGCACCAGGAGCACCTTGACCTGTACAGTCAGGATAACATTCACTCATCTGATGTTGTACTACGAAATTTCTTATTTCGTGTGCATGACATATAGTAGGGTTTAACGGATGACACGCTCTTTCTGTTTTACCATTACCGTTAGCGTCAACAATATAACCATGGTTATGATTATATACCATACTTGTTTTTTTACTTCTTCTTGACATTACCCTTACCTATGTTTTTTAGTTTATTACGAGCTTTCTTAGCCGATTTCTTTTTCGGTTTTGTTTTTTTCTTATTATTAACTTTTTTTACAGCTTTCTTTTTATCTTCTAATGCCTTTTTAAGATATTCATCTGTGTCTTTTGCAGCTTGAATACTCTTATCAACAACTTTAGTTTTCTTTTTATTACTTTTTATGTTCTTTTTGATTTCTTTTACTTTTTTGTTTTTCTTACCTGATAATACAAGTAAACCAACTACAAAAGTAAATAAACCAACTATCCATTTCCAGATATTTTTCATACTATAACCCCGCTGATTTTCTTTTTTTCAATGATTTTTTTCTTTTTTTAAGAACTCTAGTCATCATAGCTTTCATTTTTTTAGCTGCTCTTCTTAATGCCTTTCTTCTTTTCATTCTTTCTTGAGAAGACATTTTTTTACATACTTTACCTTTTGCCTTTGTTCCTGGTGGACACATAAGTTTTCGTTGTCTTTTACCTTTTCGCCAGACAACTTTCCACTCACCACCTTCATCAAGACTTTGGTTTTCTGAAATTTCTTCGTATATACAATTATGTTTTTCATTGTAATACGATTCTATTATTTCATATAGTTCTTCTTCAGTATATTTTTTCATTATTATTTCCCAAAAGGTAATTTATCCCATATTGGTTTAAGAACTGTATCAAAAATGATATCGTCTTTTTTACTTGG